ACACTGCCGGCCTGGGAGCGAAGTTCCGGCCAGGAAGCTGGGCGTTCTGGAATCCATTTAGGGTCCGCGGCAAGAGCGGTTCGGACAACTTCCTGGTGGCCGCTGGGGACGCCGCCGCCCAGACCACTGACACCATGAATCGTCTGGGAGCGTACCTGAATCGCATCCGCAAGGGCGACGATCCCCGCCAGGCAAAGGCGATTGCTGACCTGACACAGGTGGACTATCGCCCCCAGGCCTTCACAGAGTTTGAACGTGAGTACCTGAAGAGGCTCATTCCGTTCTACTCCTACACCAAGGGCATCACGCCGCTGGTAGCTGACCAGCTTGTCAACAAGCCGGCCGGGCTGATGGGGCAGTCGATCCGGGCGATCAACCGGGCCGGCGAGCCAAGCGAGGACCGCTTCACGCCTGAGTATCTTCGGCAGTCCACGTCGATACCGCTTGACGAGAGCATTCCATTCATTGGCCAAAGCAACCCCGATCTGACGCGGTTTCTCACCAGCATAGACTGGCCGTATGAGGGCCTGCTGAACCTTTTTACGCCAGGCGTCAGCAACAGTGTGGTTGGTTCAGTTGGCGACTCCATCATGAAGACCGGCCAGAACATTCTTGGCCAGAGCAACCCGCTGATTAAGGGTCCGCTGGAGTACATCCTTAACCGCCAGTTCTACTCAGGGCGTCAACTGAGCGACCTCTATTCCATGCTGGAGCAGGACATCGGCCCACTTGGCAGGACGATAGAGCAGATCGGCGTCAACTTGCCAGGTGGGTCACGGGTGCTTGGGCTCATCCGCCAGGCCCGAGACAACCGGCTGAATCCCGGCGAGCGGGCCGCAAAGATTGCCTTCAACACCCTCACTGGCATGAAGTTCCAGGACGTTGACCAGGACCGCGTCCGGCGGCTGGCAGCCCGGACGACGCTGAACGAACTCCTGGACCAGGCCACTGGCATGTCCTCCTATGAGAACTTGTACATCAAGCCAGAGGACCTGGTGAAGCTCTCGCAGGAAGAGCAGCGGCAATACTTGTTGTACAGGGCGCTCCAGGCCGAGGCGGCCCGGAAGGCCCGGGAACGGAAGCAGGCCGAGCAGGACCCGCTGTCAGTCTTCAACATCTAGCACTGCCGGCAGCGGCTCTCCGTTGATGCCGGCCTCCTCTTCATATAGAAGGCGGTCAACGTAGTTCCGTTCGGCCAGTCCTTCAGTGAGGTGGCCGAGGGCATGCTGCGGGCTCTTGCCCATGACCTTGCTATAGGTCGCACAGCTTCGCCGGAGGAACTTGGTGCTGCCGGCCAGGCCCGCCCGCTTCACCACCTTGGCCACCCACTGCTGGATGGTGTTGATAGCAGCGAAGTCACCAAAGACCCGGGCCCGCCGCGGAAGGGCCTTACACGCCAGCAAAGCCTCGTCGGTAAAAACCGCAACGTGCGGGCTTGCAGTCTTGCCCTGGATCAGATACAACCTTCGCCCACGGATTTGCTCCCAACGGATGGCGTGCAAATCTCCCGCCCGGAGGCCCAGGCAGTAGCCGGCCAAAAACCAGGCGACAAGGAAATCGGACTTCGGTAGGTCACGGAAATGACCGCTCTCTGCTCTAGCCTCGTCCACCAGGCAGCGAATCTCGCTCCGGCTCCAAGCTCTCGGAATCGGTCTGGGCACCTTGACTCGGCGGAATCGCCTGTGTATACAGGTGTTCACTCCTTGCTTGGCTGCGTCGTCCATGACGGTTGTGAGCATTCTGCGGTGGTTGGCGACGGTCTGAGGGGAGAGATGAGTGAGCGCCTGCGTGAGGTAGGCATCGACATTGTCTGCTGTAACAGACTCCACATTCCACGGCAATCGGCGGAAAAACACTTCCAACTGCTCCAGGTATCCCGGAGAAGCACCGACTCTGTTAGCGTATTGTTTAGCGTAATCTAGGATAAGCATGGCACACCTTTACTTGCCCCCAAAAAAGGGGTCAGTCAAGAGGGCGGGCAGCTAGCTCAGTTGGCTAGCACAGCCCGTTGTGCGGCGAAGCAGGACACATGGTCCTGCCGTCCGCCCCTCTTGTGGTGTCCACGCTTATCCCAAAAACGGGAGGAAAGCGTGACGACCACTATCTCAGGCTATACGACTGGCTGCATCGATTCCACCAGCGGGACGAAGCTGCTCTTGGACCAAGAGTCCATTGACCTTGCCTACCGTCAGGACGACGGGCACGTCACCCGCAGCACAGCCCACTCAGTCTTCAAGAACGGCGGGCTGGGGCAGGAAATGCTGGACAGCGGGGAACGCCTGTTCACCGGCAACTCAGCGACTGACTTCGGGACCCTGGTTGACAGGGCGATCCCGATGCTGGTCTGCGGCGTGGAATGGGAATCTCTGTACGTCTCGCCGCCTGACGAGGTCCTGAGCAACGGGGCAAGGCGTGGAAAGGCGTACACCGAATGGAAGGACTCCATCGGTAATGCGATGGAAATCTCCCGCTCCGACTCCTGGAAGCTCCGCCACATCGTTGCCAACGTGATGGGCAACCGGGCCGCCCGGGAGATCATCGAAGCCACAGAGGACTGCCAGGCGACGTTCCGCCACACGGACGCCGCCGGCCACAAGCGGAAGGCTTTGGCTGACGGGGTGACGCCCGACTACTTGTGGGACTTCAAGACCACATCCAGCAACTGGTCGCAGCTTTACCGCTCCTGCATCGACTACGGCTACCTCTGGCAAGCCGCGTGGTACGTCGATGCTGCCATGGCCTGCGGCTGGCCCGACCACCAACTGAAGTTTGTCTTTGCCCAGAGTACGCCCCCGTTTGCGGTGCGGGTGTACACGCTCCCAGAGGACCTGGTGCAGCGGGCGAGGCTGGAGATTGCGGTCACGCTGGACCAGATGGCCCTGCGGAGGGAGCTGGGCGTGTATCGCAGTGCGGAGGATGAGGAGGAGATGGAGCTGGAGTTCCCAGCCTGGACTAGAGGAGGACAGAGATGACGATTGCAAGAATGGACTCGGTGCTTGACCACTCGCTCTTTGGGGTGACGAGTTCGACAGAGACCGCAGAGTTGACCGCTGACTTGGCAAAGGCCCAGGCGGAATACCCTGCGATCTCCAAGACCGGCGAGAACAAGTTCGGGAAGTACCACTACCTGACCTACGCGGGAATCTGCGAGGCGCTCAGGGGGCCGCTGACCAAGTACGGCCTGGCCCTGCCTCAGATTGGATTGTCGCACCGCCAGGGCGAGTGGATCGCCACGGGCATTCTCCGCCACAAGAGCGGCCAGTTCATTACCTCGCAGTGCCCGATCTACCTGGGCGTTGACAAGTCTGGCGAGGCGAAGATGGACATGCAGAGCCTTGGGTCGGCGTACACCTACGCCAAGAAATATCTGCTGCTTGGCTTGGTGGGTGGCTGGGCGGAGGAGGACGACGACGGTCAGCGTGTCGCACCCGACAAGAAGGGCGACAAGAGCCTGGAGATCGAACAGGCCGCCAAGCACCAGTTGGACAAGGCAAAGAACAAGGCCGAGGTCAAGAAGATCGTCGGCCTGGTGAAACTCCGGGTGAGTGAGAAGGTTTGCTCGCCCGGCGTATTGGACCGAGTGGAGGCCTATGCGGCCAATATAGAAGGAGGACGAGATGGCAAGTCTGAATAGCTGTGCGTTCACTGGCAACCTGACCCGTGACGCCGAGAGCAAGGTGGTTGGAGAGAACGAAGTCGCTTCGTTCCGCATTGCGGTCAATGGCCGGCGGGACGAGACGCTCTACATCTCCTGCGACATGTGGCGACCTGGCGGGGTGACTGAGTACCTCACCCGCGGCAAGCAGGTTGCCGTGAGCGGCGAACTGAAGTGCCGCCAGTATGAGAAGGACGGCCAGCAAAAGGAGTTCTGGTCGCTGGACGTTCGGAATCTTGCCCTGCTTGGAGGCGGGGTCAGGGAGGAAGCAGAGATTCCGGCGTTCTGAAGGATGGCTGAACGGATTGCGTCCCCCGGGGTCCAAGGAGGGCCCCGGGGGGCACAGCCAGGGAGAGGCTGATGAAAGCGAGAGACTACCAGCAGGAATGCTGCGACCGGCTCATCGATGCGATGGCAGTTGGTCACAGGTGGATTCTTTGCACGCTGTTCACCGGGGCTGGGAAGACCGTGATCTTCTCGCTCCTGGCCAAGATGCTGTGCAACAGCAAGATTCTAATCATCGCCCCCATGCGGGAGCTTGTCTGGCAGGCAGCCGACACCGCCGACAGAGTGACGGGCGAGTACACGGACGTGGAGATGGCTGGTGCCTGGGGCCAGGACGGCAGGGTCACTGTGGCTTCCGCTCAGACTCTCCTGCGGGGGAGGTATAAGCGATTCCTGGGGGTGCGTGTCATCATCATCGATGAGTGCCACACCCAGTTCAGCCCGGCCTTCCTGGCCATGCTGCGGGAGTTTGTGGAGGCTGGCGGCTATGTGATCGGCTTCACCGCCACGCCGTTCCGCATGGACGGCAAGCCGCTGATGGAGGTCTATGAGCATGAGGCCTTCCATATGGCGGCCGAGGAAGGGATCGACCAGGGCTGGTGCGTCCCTCCCTTGGCGAAGATCGTTCGCTGCCGGCACTTCAAGATGACTGATGTCAGGGTCACTGGGGGAGACTTCAGTGCCGCCGACCTGGACCTGATCATGGGGGCCGCGAGGCCACTGTCTGAACTGTGCGTGACCATCCAGCGAGAGCGCAGAGGCGCGGCCATCGCCTTCCTCCCCGGTGTTGCCAGCGCCCGCGCTCTCGCTGAGATGGCTCCCAAGTACGGCATCAACGCAGCCTTTGTCTGCGGTGACAAGTCGATCATCGCCCGCTACCGGCAAGGCGACCTGGACCTTCTGTGCAACTGCCAGGTTGCGACCATGGGCTTCGACGCTCCGATCACGGAGACGATCTTCATGGCCAGGCCGACCAAGAGCCTGGTCCTCGCCCTGCAAATCTACGGGAGGGCGATGCGTCCACTGCCTGGGGTGGTGGATGGCCTGGAGACCGCCGAGGAGCGGCGTGCTGCCATAGCCGCCAGCGACAAGCCGCACTTCCGGATCATCGACATCACCGACAGCGTGGCCGACCACCGTCTGGTGACTGCTGTGGACATGTTCGTCAAAGAACCAGAACTCCGGGAGTTCGCCCGCGAGGCTGCCGGCGAGGCCGACGAGCCGATGGACGAGGCCGACCTGCTAGCCCAGGCCGCCGAGAAACTCCGCAAGGCCAAGCTGATCGAAGAGGGGCTGCGGGCGTTACATGGCCAGGCAGAGGCTGAGTTACATGCCGAGGAAGTCAACATCCGCGGCCAGAAGAAGGACATCGCAGATTACAAGGTGCCGCTACGGGGGCGGTACGCGGGCAAGCGAATGAGGGACGTACCAGATGGCTACATCGACTGGGCACTCAGGCAGCCAACCATCCGAGGCTGGCAGCGAGGTTACTTCCGGAGAGAAAAGGAGAGACGCACTGCTCTCCAGCACGCTTGACGAGATCACGCGGCTTCTTCACGTCGAAGAGGCTTTTCCGTTTGTGGAGGAGGAAGAAGATGAGGGAGAGGGAGAGGCTCACCGGCCTGGAATATGGCGAAGAGTTGCGGACTGGTTCCGCGGGCGTGCCGCTCGCACTGGCACCGACTCTGTATCACAGGGTGGTAAAGAACCGTGAGGGGCTGAAGAAGGTGTCGATCCAGATCGGATTGTCAAAGCCTGTCGCCATGCGGATGTCATACATGCTCCGCAAGCACGGCCTGCCTTCACGGGACCGGCTGATCGCCCTGTCACTGGGCTACCCAGAGCGAACATACCGCCACATCGCCGCAGCCTTCGGCGTGAGCGATGAGGTTGTCAGAGACTGCGACTTGCGGATCGACCGTATCCGCAAGGCAGAGCCCCTCTCCAGTGAGTACTGGGAGGACATCCTAGAGACCGATCTAACGCAGGACGAGATTTACGCTCGGGCTGCTGTAGTGAGGAGGCGTAATGAGCTGGCGCAAAGCGGACTTCTTGCGGGTCCTTGGCGAGGCACACCGGGCCGAGAAGCACTGGGTGGAGACCTGTCGGACTGCTGGGGGGGCTGTGGCTCACGGGAAGAAGCTTGTTCTTCCTAACCACAACCCGCGGAAGGACTTCTGCCCCACGCCCGACTGCGTTGGCCTCGTCGCAATCGAAGTCAAGCTGCGCGGACTGAAGTTCACAGGACCAAAGGATTACCCATATGACACAGTGTTCGTAGATGACGAGTCAGGCCTTAAGAACGGACCACAGCCATGGGCTTGGGTCTTCTTGTCCAAGCCAACCGGAGCCTGGTGCTGGATTTCCGCCCTGGACAGAGACGACTCCTGGGAGTTCCAAGAAATCTGGGATTCGATGCGAGGGTTCAAAGTTAGCACCCTCGTCGCCCCAACCAAGTTCCTGCGACCAGCCGACACCTTGTTGCAGTACCTCTGCACAGAGGACCAACTGCAATGGGTCGATGGCGACATGCAGGCATTCCGCCAGGATGGCGGCGATGGAGAAGGAGATGGAGAGGCTAAGAGCAATCCTGATCTCTAGCTGGGGATACATACCGGAGTAGCCATGGACCTACTGCAAAACTACGTCGTCGTTCGCATGCCGAGGTGGCGGATGGGCGTCACGCTGGACAGTGAGGAAACCTACCAGCGTGACCACGCCGCCATCCAGGTCTGGGCGGCTAATCACAAGGAAGTTCTGGACGAGCATGACATGGCTGCGGTCGCCAGGATCACAGCCACGCAGTTCCCCAGGATTGTCCGCATCCAGATTACCGACGCGGAAAGCGGATGCGGTTACGAACTTCATCCGGCGATACACAGATGAGCGGTTTGCTTATAATCCTGACCGGCTGCGTCTACGCCTTTGTGAGCTTTGAACAGTTCCTGAAGGGCAACGACGCAATGGGCATCGCCTACGCAGGCTATGCCTTTAGTAACATTGGCTTGTGGATGTTGGCGAAGTGAGGAGGAACCATGTCACTGATAGTTGCAACCTGGCCTAATAACTCTGTGTCCGTTCTGCGGTCGCCTGCTGACTGGGATGCGTTCTGGCTGTTTTCAGCCTTGGATAGTGAAGACAACCCATTCGCTGCCAAGGTGATGGTTGTAAAGGGGCGCTGCCCGCATGTCGGTTGGACCGAAGAGATTGACGAAGAGACGGGGCGGGCTGTTCTGACGCCCTACCCCATCGAAGGGACCCTGATTCCATGGGAATGGCCTGACGACATGATGGAACAGTGGCACGCTTACGTCCGTGGATGTGCCGTGCCGCAGTGATGCTCCAGTTGAATCCGCCGATCCATGTAATGACGCCCCTGGGAGAGGGTGATGCACTGGTAATGATTGACTACGGGCCCCACATTAACACTGTCTGGGGCGTCTGGCTGTTCGATGACGGCCGCTTTAATCACTTCGATAGTAGTGACATACGGATCATGGGGAATGCCATGTACGGCATCCCTGATCCAACCTAACGAACACGCGGTGCCTCATATTCTGGCTTCCTGACACCGCAATAGAAATCAACCAGACGCCAGCCTAAAGAAAGCCGGCCTACAGCCGGAGCGGCGAGTCCGCCGAAGTCAGCGTGGTCCGTGCGAAACTCCAGGCAACGGGCTGGTACTTGATCCAGCAAAAACCCCTACGTCCTGGTCGCAGCCGAGACTAGCCCCATATAAGACGGCACCACGCCCAGGCAAGGACGCCCCCAAGGAGACTCACCCCTTCTCGGCAGGGAAGGGGTCCACGCTATGGCAAGGATGAACAAGCGAGAGCAGGCGGAATGCTGGGAGTGGGCCCAGGAACACCTCTCCTGCGCTATCTGCTGGTGGCCGCAGAGCGATGGCCGGCGTGACCTGCACGTCCACCACATCATGTCCGGCTCCGCCCGCAAGCATGATGTCAGGAACTACTGCCGACTCTGCTCTCGCTGCCATGACGTTCTCCATGCCGGCAAGGTAGCGGGGAACTTCCCGCCGATATACAATAGTACAGTGCTGTGGGCGAAGCAGCAGAGCGATCCCGAAAACTATGACCCGGTGTACCTAGCCTCGCTGCGGCATAAGAAGCACCTGGGTTATGAGCCAGAGGAGCCAGACGAATGGTATCTGCTGGAACGCCAGACGAATCTGACTTCCGGGAGGAAACCCTGATGGAGGTCCTCGCTGAGTTGAACCCTGATGCCATGGCCGCAGACGGGTTTGAAGACGCCGCCATTGGCTACACGCTGAACCCATTCCATCGGCATGTCCTGGTCTACGACGCCGACCATTGCCTGGAAATCCTGGAGAAGGACGGCATGTCTCCTGAGGAGGCCGTGGAGTGGTTTGAATACAACACGCTGGGTGCCTATGTCGGGCCGGATGGCCCCCTGTTTGTGAGGGTCCTGTGAACCAGCGGGAGAAGGGAAAACGCGGCGAGCGCCAGGCGGCGGAGGCGATTCGCTCTGCCCTGGGAATCTCCGCCCGGCGGGCCCAGCAGTTCTCCGGCGAAGGCTCGGCCGACCTGGCGGTGGACGCTGATGGCGTCCATTGGGAGGTGAAGTTTGTGGAGCGAGAGAGCGTCCGTGCCTGGATGCGGCAGGCCATCCGTGACGCCCAGGGCAATGTACCTGTGGTCCTGCACCGAAAAACCAAAGAGCCGTGGTTGCTGACGGTGCCCTTGGAGCGGGCGTATGAACTGTTCATCCGACTGGAGGAAGCGCGTGGTCCAGAGGTTCCGGCGGTGGGCGAACCGGAGGTTCCCGGTTCCGTTCCCCCTCCGGTACTACCTGAGGAGCCCTGACAAGCTCCCGGAGATGCACGGCTACTTTGACTTCGACGAAGACGAGCAGAGAGGAATGATTGTCCTGGCTAACACGTCTAGCCTGGACGTTTTGGTTGACACCCTGTGTGAGGAGCTAGCACATGCCAGGACTGCCCACCTTTGTGACGGGGAGGAAGACCCCCACCACCCCACCTTCTGGGCCGAATACGGAAGGATCGTCAACGCCGCCAGAGAGCGGACCTGGTGATCCGTACCGGGCGATCTGTGATGAGTTGTACGCCCTACTAACGCGGAAGCGTGGCTACTACGGCTGCGGGGAGGACCCGCTGGAGAACGCCCTGGGCGTGAAGGACGACGGCATCGATCCGACCCGTTATCAGGTCGCCAGGATCGGTGAGAAAACCCGCCGGCTGAGGGCGCTTGAAGAGACAATATCTATCCAGAAGACACTCTTGGATATAGCCGGCCATGCGGTGGTCGCCGTGGCCTGCGAGAGGAGAAAGAATGTACGCAGATGCCCCCCTTGCAAAGGCAAGTGACTCCCAGTTCTTTGGGCCGAAAGTCCTTGTGTTCCTGGACGCTGCCGCCGAGAAGGCCAAGGACGGCCTTACCTGGTCTGAGTTTGGCGAGTTGATGCTGGCCCTGGTCCGGCTGTCCATCACCACCCTGGACGCCGTCAACCAGATGACCGGGGCGGAGAAGAAGGAGATGGTGGTGGAGGCGGTGGCGGCTCTCTTCGACCGCCTTGCGGACAAGGCCATTCCGCCAGTGGTCTGGCCAGTCTGGCTCCTGGCTAAGCCGTCCATCCGGGCCCTGATTCTGTCGCTCACGGCTGGTGCGGTGGAGGTCCTTCTTCCGATGGTGCGTTCATGATGACGATCATCCTGCTGCTGCTGGCCGGCGTGGCGTTGGCCTGGCCCTGGATCAAAGCGAACTACCATGAGTTCAAAGCACCGGACTCCCGCCATCTTGCGGCAGTTGCCCTGCTGGCTGCGGCGGTCTGGTCCTACGCAGGCCGGTCTCCGGCCCCCACTCCTCCCCCGCCGGTCGGGTTCAACCTGACTGGGAAGTTCGTCGGGCCGGACGCTTCGGAGGA